CTGATAGCCAAAGTCTAACGAGAACTTATTTAAGATATCGTCACTAATAGTTTTCTTACCTATGATAGTAGCAAGTGACTTTGCCTTATCGCACACTGGGTAGTTCAAGACATTGCCATAAACTTCCCTCTTTCTAATAACTAATTCATTCATTTAATTTCCTTCCTTAATTATCGTTATGTTGATCTTCTAAATTACTTAAAATTACTTGGAGGTTTTGTTTGCTAATGCTTGAGTCTAGCTCCATCACTTCTTCAATCGTATCGTCACAGCAACTAAATCCCTCTTCCTCCCAACACTCCTGTTCATATTTCCAATCTCCAACATCGTCTTTTGTTCCGTATTGTACATTGACACCACTATCGCCATGCACTGTGTATTTAAAAATTTTAATCTTTTTCATTTGATTTCCCTTTCTATTTAAAGCCACCAGATAACCAGTAGCAGTATGCAAAGACCAACCATGCTGAACACAACATGGCTAGTCCGATTATAAACTCCTGAGAGTAAACAAGATTAACGATAAACGACATGGGGATGACCCTCCTCAAAAGACTCCATAGCCAAGTCTCTGCTAGTCTCTGTTAGTTTCTCAGCTATAGATGGTTTCTCATAGTAGAAGTCTATGCTCCCCTCTGATCCTTCGTAAACATCGTTAAGCATCTTTTCTATTTGAAGATAAGAGGAGCTAACAATGTCAACACGATTGCCCCAACTAACGCAATCGGCATCCATGCCACTCCAGACTACAGCTACTTTACCATTCTCAGTTTTAGATTTGATATGGCTTATGATGTTTTCTTTCTCGACAAGCCTGTCTTTTCTAAATCGAGTGGCTATACCTACTAGCTGTTTGATTTTCTTTTTAGTGTAGTTTCCATCTCTTAACTCTGAGTGAAAACACTCTCTTAAATTTTCATCAAAGCTTTGATACTTCTCAAATACTTCTCTGGCTTTTTTGTCATATCTTTTTGCAAATTTCATTTTGATTTCCCTTTCTATTTATTTGCTATCCTATACCTTAAAGGTTTCGAGGGGAGTGCAACTCCCCTCTCATCAGTAGGAAATTAATAACGCTTAACTATGTTCCAGTCTGGAGCTTTCTCCATTTTACCATCTGAAAAATTACATTCAATTTGATCTATTTGCTCCTGAGTTAGCATCTTCTTTTTGTTTGCTAAATCTTTACGCAGTGAGTGTACTATTGGTTCAAGTAGATCAAGTATATCCACAACTCTATCGTGGTTACCTTCTATTAAACGCACGTTGTTTTGTATCTTGAGAAGTGAGTCTAGCCTGTTGTCTATTGATTCAGCTTGAAAGAAGTACAACTTTTGCTTTTCTTTTTGGAGTTCCTTTTCTTTACACTCCACTAAATCCTCCCAGTTCTCAATAAAGTCCTCCCTTCTTTCTTTAAATCTTTTTGCTTGGTTATTGTCTTTTAAACCACCTAAAGAACCATCTTCATATATTTTATCCATTTGATTTCCCTTTCTGGGAGGCTTACGCCTCCCTTGTAAGTTATTGTTACGCCAGTCTATGGCTTAACCCAATAGCCATAGACCATCTTGTCTGAGCTATCGAAGATGTCCTGAGGAACGCCATCGATAACAGCAACATAGTGTCCTGCTTGTCTGACAATGACAGTGCCTGAGATATCAGAGCATCTAGCCTTACGCCCAACAAACTTAGGTGCAGGATGCCATATCCAACCATGCTGTTTTAAAACATAGTTGAAGACATTTTTCATGACACCATTACGAGCAGACTTGGAAAAGCCAAAATTCTTATTGGCTGTTGCTATCTCCTTGTAGCAGTCGTCATAGGACAGGTTTAAAGCTATCGCCATTGAGCGTACAGCACAGTCTCCTGCTGTACCCTTGCGTCCAGTGGATGCCCTACCACCATCGTTAAAAACAAACTTCATGTAATCCCCTTTCTGTTTGTTATTGCTATCGCAGACCTATTGGTTTCGGTGGGAGAGCAACTCCCACCATCATCAGTGCGAAATTAGTTTATTTTTTCCTGTAGTATTTGGAGCAACATTTTCTTGCTGTATCCTCTAGCTACACGTTTTCCAGTGGTGGTATCGATTGCAACCCAGTCATTTAGTTGCAACACTTTTAAATGTTCGTGACCATCGACAACCCATTCAGCACTTGAGTTGCCAAAGCCATATCCATTCCATGATACTGATTTGGTTTTCTTTAGTTTAACCATGCACCTTCTCCTTCCTGAATTGATGGTGTAGTTGACGGCAAGCATCTAAAAGAGATTGCTTGCCAATGCTTGTACCAGAGCCTTTGGCTTGCCATGTGACAGTTATGCCCCTGTAGATATGGGCTTTCTCTAACTGTCCTATGTACTCGCCTCCAGTCCATACATCGGCAATGGCATCGATATCTTTACCGTTTATCTCAAGGTAATAATCGAAACCATTTTGGTTTATCTTTTTAGTTCTCATGTAACCTCCTTCTGGGTTGTGAAGGTGGCACTAAGCCACCTCCTTTATTTCCTCTTTAGTGTCTCCCTTAGTGTTCTTTTCATTAAGATCATTAAGGTAAACGATTGCCTTAGATGCCTCAGTGCAAGCCTTGTGAAGTATGGAAGGCTTTTCCTTCAGTGCCTTTATCCAGTTATCCAGATAAGCCACATTGTTTTGAGTAGGCTTTGCTGATATGCCAAACTGTTGCATTAGCATCATAGAACCAAGTTCTGCGACTAACTCTTCAAAGGCGTAGTTTTTACTGCCAAAAGCTGTAAACTCTCCACCACCTCTGTTGAGCCTATGCTTAGGCTTAGTCCAGTGAATTAGCTCATGCCCAAGTGTCGAATACCATTCAGTACTTGATTTGAAGGTAGAATAGACAGGCATACCAACAGCGTCAGTTGATGGTCTGTACCATGCTCCATTAGTGCTATCGATAATGTTAGCACCAAGTGAGTCAAAGAATGCGTCTATCTCTGGCACTTTCTGGTCAGGGTTTGACTGCTCTGGCTTAGGATAAAACCTCTCAGGTAATCCCTCACACTGGCAAGCATTGAACACGCCACCTTTTACAGATCGATAAGAAGTCCAAGACCTTTGCTCTTTTTTCTTGTTGCCTTTGCTATCGGTAACTTCCTTCTCAATCACTACAGGAACGCCATATACAACGCCATGATACGCCTTCTCTCCTTTTTTGACGTTACCACCTAGCTTTTTGCAAGCATTGTAGGTAAGCCAATATGGGGAGGTATAGCCTTTTAAACTTGTCTCAATCATTAAGGCTAACTGGTTACCACCTTTGTAAATCTCTCCATCTACATTTTTATGTGCAGATATTCCTGATGGGTTCCAACCTCTCTGCCAATTGAAAGACACGCCATCTTGTAAAGCCTTTTCTAGCATTGGAACAGTTAGCGTACCAAAAGAGTCGATAATGTCTCTTGTTTGCTGATCTTTTTTCTTGGCGTATTCTTTAGCTTGTTCTGGTGTAAATTTTTTCTTAGTCATGATTTTTGATTTCCCTTTTTTGTTATTGTTAATTAACCAAATAATTTTTTCATCTCAGTAAATACTACATTGTAGGCGTTAACCTCAGTCTCGAAACAATCGAAAAAAGCCTCAGTGTAAGACTGATTATCCCACGCCTTATTCATGAACTCCATTCCCTCTAAAAGACTGCCACCACCTAATCTTTCGATAATGCTGTTTGCTTTTTCTGAAGTCATGGTTACTGCGTTTCTTGATGGTATATTAAACATTTTGATTTCCCTTTTTGTTAACACTGAAAAGATACCTGAACCATTCAGGCATCATCGCAAGGTTAACAGGGGCGTATTGAACGCCCCTATAATTTAAGTTTATAAGTTTGGGTTGATCGATGCTCCTTCGGTCTTGTTGCCTACTATCATCCAATCGATCTGATCTCGTTGTGCAGGTGATTTGATCCAACCTTTGCTAGTTTTATCCGAAAAGTCAGCCCTCCTGTCGTTTGAGAAACTCCACCTTTGCATTCGCTCCTTCACGTTTTACGGTGTTTGTGCGTCCACCTCTAAGACAGACTTGTGTCAGGGTGGCTAGCTCACCTGCGCTACTTGGAGAGGGTGAGAGCGTGAGTGCCGAACAGGGGCTGTAAAAACGAATCGGTCAAAATGACCATGTCATCTAGTTAGCAGTTATTTACACTTTGTACAACAAAATATTAATATTATGTTCAATATTGTTATAACACCTATAAAACATAGGGTTTAATACTATGTTCAACAAAATACCCTCTGAGAGCCTCAAATTTAGCCACTGAGAGGGCGTTAAGGTGTTCAGGTATAACAGGTCAAAAAAAGAGCCAATGGGGAAAATCAACATCTTGTGCCGACCATCATTGCTGAAATACAAGATATAGGTTATATATCAATATGTAGTATGTGAACTATAGGTGCATACTAGATATAGTGATTAGATAAAAATAGGTGAAAATATGGATAATAATGGCAGTAAATCAGATAAGCCTAAATTAATGGTGGTAAAGCCAGAAAATAACCTAACAGCAAAACAAGAGAGATTTGCTCAATTAGTTGCTCAGGGTTCAATGTCATATAGTCAAGCATATCGAGAGAGTGGATACACTGTTGACCGAATGAAACCAAAAAGTGTGAACGAGTTGGCAAGCAGGTTGTTAGTCAAGGTTAGGTGGAGAGTAGATGAGATAAGGGATAAAAACATTGCTCTATCGGAGCGAAAAGAAGAGACCTTAAAAAACTATATTGAAAATAAATTGATGGAGATTGTAGAAAACTCAGATCAAGACTCAGCGAAAGTTAGTTCATTGGCACTTCTGGGAAGGTCAATAGCTATGTTTAGCGATAAAGTCATAGAGGAAACGCAGGACGAAAGCATATATGAACTGGAGAAAAAGCTTAAAGATAAGCTAGATAAGTTAAAAATCCTTTAATATCAATGACTTAGCGCTATTGAGATAATAAAAGGCGCATAACTTACATTATGTTATTTTTTTTACCCCACCTACCCCCACCCCCACTAGTTATCACGGCACGCACGTTTACATATATATAGTAATCTGCGTGAACAATTTGCTAAAAAATGCCAAATGTCACTTTGACGTTAATAAGGTGTCTATTTTGTTTTCTAATCTGGATAGGTGTTCAAAGAGCCTGTTGATATCGTCTTTGTGTTCAACCTTGTTCATATATTGCTCTCTGGTTTTGTTTAGGAGAATGTCGATTCGTTTTATTTCGTCACGCTGTGTTTTTATGTACCACGCCAGTGGTGCAATCACTAAGGTGATTATAAGGTTCCACATTAAGAAGGGTTCAATTACCACAATAAACTCCTGTCATGTTTTATATGGTATACCATAAAACATATTATGGAATAATATGTTTGGTTAATCATGGTATGTGGTATACCATGATATATGGTTAACCATATCTGTAAAGGAAAAAGTTTTGTCTGTGTATAGGAAATATCACGCCTCAAAGAAAATGAAGCAAGAAAGAGCCTTAAGGAATAAGAACCGTAGGGAGGCTATACGGCAGGGCAGGGTACGCAAGGGTGACGGAACACATATTGATCACAAGGATGGCAATCCAAAAAATAATATGAAAAGAAACCTTCGTGTGGTATCAGCAAAGAAAAACAGAAAGAAGCAGTAATGGAGCTATCCCAATTTAAGGATAAGATTGATTTACTTCCTGTTGATCAAAAGAGGGAGATATTGCAATTACTGGAGAAGTATGAAGAAGCCAAGGACAGAGAGAATGCCAAAGAGGGGTTTCTACCTTTTGTGAATATGATGTGGTCGGCATTTATTGGTGGGTCTCATCACAAGATTATGGCTGAGGCATTTGAGAAAGTGGCACGAGGGGAATTGAAGAGATTGATCATTAATATGCCCCCACGCCATACCAAGTCGGAGTTTGCCTCTTACTTGTTCCCTGCGTGGTTTCTTGGACAATACCCAGATAAAAAAATTATTCAGACGGCACATACGGCTGAGTTGGCTGTAGGTTTTGGAAGGAAGGTGCGAAACCTGATACAGTCACCAGATTATCAAAAGATATTCAAAGGCATCACTTTATCGGCTGATAGTAAGGCTGCAGGACGGTGGAGTACGAACAAGGGTGGAGAGTATTTTGCGATTGGTGTTGGTGGTGCTGTAACTGGTAAAGGTGCTGATGTTTTGGTGATTGATGATCCCCACTCCGAACAGGACGCACAGTTGGGGCAGTATAACCCAGAGGTGTATGACAAGGTGTATGAGTGGTATACATCAGGTCCGAGACAAAGACTACAGCCTGGTGGTGCGATTATTTTGGTGATGACACGGTGGGCAAAGAGAGACTTAACAGGTCAGATACTCCGAAGTATGGAGAACAAGGCAGGGATTGATGATTGGGAAGTTATTGAGTTGCCTGCGATTATGCCATCAGGAAAGGCACTGTGGGGAGAGTTTTGGAAATTAGAGGAGCTTGAAAGTCTAAAAGCTGAATTGCCAGTTGCCAAATGGAACGCACAGTATCAGCAAAACCCCACCTCCGAAGAGGGAGCGTTAATAAAACGAGAATGGTGGCGATTGTGGGATAGCAACAACCCACCCCCCTGTGAGGCGATAATACAGTCGTGGGATACAGCGTTTCTGAAAACAGAACGTAGTGACTATAGTGCGTGTACCACTTGGGGTGTGTTTTACCATCCTGACGACAACACAGGAATAGAAAAGACACACTTGATATTGCTTGATTCGTTTAAGGCAAAACTGGAGTTCCCAGAATTAAAACGAGCAGCGTATGACAAATACATGGAGTGGGAGCCAGATCAGATGATTATTGAGGCAAAGGCATCAGGTGCGCCTTTGGTGTTTGAGCTTCGTGCTATGGGTATACCTGTCACGGAGTTCACACCCACCAGAGGTAACGATAAGATTGCCAGAGTAAATGCCGTGACGGATTTGTTTTCGAGTGGCACTGTCTGGTATCCACCCACACGGTGGGCAGATGAGGTTATAGAGGAATGTGCCTCCTTCCCTTCTGGCGATCACGATGACTTAGTTGACAGTACCACACAGGCTCTGTTAAGATTTCGCCAAGGTGGATGGGTTCGAGCAGAAAGCGATGACTGGGATGACGAACCAAAATACAGAAGACCAGTGGAGTATTATTGATGTCAGAAAAACTAAAAAAAAGAATAGATAAAGCACAAAGAATAAAAGAACAGCAAGTTTTGGGTTATATGCTTGATAAACTTGATTCTCCTGATTTATTGACTAGCGATAAGTTAAAAAAAGCTACTAGGACTGCTACTCAAACTCTTGATTTTGATGCAAAAACAGCAAAAGAGCAAAAAGATTTAGTAAAAAAATATGGAAAAGACGCTATGAGAGCTAGAGGGTTTGGTTCTGTTGCTGATGACAAAGAAATGAAAATGCGTTTTAAAGCTAAAGGTGGTGTAGTTAAAATGCGTGGTGGTGGTATGGTTGCACAAGACAGAATGAAGCCAACAAAGATAACTTAAGATGGTAGTTGATAAACGATTAGAGCCTTTCGAGGTTGACATAGAGAAGAACCCTTCTGAACAAGAGTTAAAAGTTGAAGTGGTAAATCCAGATGCTGTATCGATAGAAACAGAGGATGGTGGTGTCATCGTTGACTTTGAAGGTGATGTCACTGAGGATTTAGTAGGTGCTGACCATAACTCAAACCTAGCTGAGTTTCTTGAAGATGGTGATCTTGAGAAGATGGCTGCTGATCTTATCGATGACTTTGAGAGCGATAGAACCTCACGAAACGAATGGTCACGATCCTACATCAAAGGTCTTGACTTGTTGGGCATGAAGATTGAAGAGCGATCTCAGCCGTGGCAAGGAGCGTCAGGTGTATTCCACCCACTCCTAACAGAAGCTGTTGTGCGTTTTCAGGCACAGGCTATGGGTGAGATATTCCCACCATCAGGACCTGTACGCACAAAGATAGTTGGTAAAAACACAAAAGAAAAAACAGCACAGTCACAACGTGTTGAAGATGAAATGAATTATCTTCTGACAGAAGACATGACGGAGTATCGTGATGAAATGGAGCAAATGTTATTTCGTCTACCTCTAGCAGGCTCTGCTTTCAAGAAGGTGTATTACGATCCCATCATGGAAAGACCATGCTCCATGTTTGTACCTGCTGAAGATTTTGTAGTCTCTTACGGTGCAAGTGATCTTATGTCTTGTCCACGGTACACCCACATCATGAAAAAAACAGAGAATGAAATCAAAGAACTTATGGTGAATGGTTTCTATCGTGATGTTGAACTAACAGACCCACAACAGGACGAATCAGAAATACAGGAAAAATATGATGAGATGGATGGGGCTGAACACGTTTATGAAGACGATGAGAGATACACTATTCTTGAGATGCACGTTGATATTGATATGCCAGAGCCATTTCAGGATAGTGATGGATTAGCAAGACCTTATGTTATTACGATAGATAAGTCATCACGAGCCATATTATCCATTAGAAAGAACTGGTATGAAACTGATCCTAAGAAAACTAAACGTCAACACTTTATTCACTACAAGTACCTACCAAGTCTTGGCTTCTATGGCACAGGACTTATACATCTTATTGGTGGATTGGCTAAATCGGCTACGTCTATATTGCGTCAGCTTATTGATGCAGGTACTCTATCGAACCTTCCTGCTGGTCTTAAAGCTCGTGGTCTTAGGATTAAAGGGGATGATTCGCCTCTCATGCCTGGTGAGTTCAGGGATGTCGATGTGCCTGGTGGTGCGATACGAGATTCCATTACGTTTATACCTTATAAAGAACCATCCTCAGTATTGTACCAGTTGTTGGGAAATATTGTCGAAGAGGGAAGACGAATTGGGTCGGTAGCTGATGTGCAGGTGGGTAACATGAACCCACAGGCTCCTGTTGGTACAACACTAGCCTTGTTAGAGCGATCCATGAAAGTTATGTCTGGGGTGCAAGCACGACTACACGCCTCTCTGAAAAAAGAACTACGCATACTAGCCAAGTGTATCCATGACTTTATGCCTCCAGATTATGCCTACGAAATAGAAGGTAACTTCTCACGAACAGAAGATTTTGACGGACGAGTGGATGTCATACCAGTATCCGATCCGAATGCCTCAACAATGGCTCAACGAGTAACACAATATCAGGCAGCCCTACAGTTAGCCCAACAAGCACCACAATTATACGATATGGGAAAGCTACATCGACAGATGTTAGAAGTGCTAGGAATAAAAGATGCAGCCGATATTATCAAACTACCTGACGATATAAAGCCGAATGATCCAGTAACAGAAAACATGGCGATCATGAAGCAAGAACCTGTCAAGGCGTTCAAGTACCAAGACCATGAAGCCCACATTGCTGTACATACTGCTGCTGCTCAAGACCCAAAAATACAGCAAATCATTGGTCAATCGCCATTTGCGTCTGCTATCCAGAATGCCTTGGCAGCTCATATTACCGAACACGTTGCCTTCCAGTATAGAAAAGAGATAGAAAAGCAGTTAGGTGTGGAAATGCCAGACGAAGAAAAGCCTTTGCCAGAGGACGTAGAGGAAGAATTGTCAAAATTAACAGCAGAAGCTGCAGCTAAGGTGCTGAAAAAAGGTCAGGCAGAGATGGCTCAGGCTGAGGCTATGAAAAAACAGCAAGACCCACTGACAATTATACAGCAAAAAGAGATGGCTTTAAAAGAAGCTGAGTTTGAGCATAAAAAACAGATGGATATTGCCAAATTACAGTCTGAAGTGCAGAAAACTAAGTCAAATGAGAAGATACAGGGTGCTAAACTAGGCATTCAGGTGGCTACAGAGGCTGATAAAGCCGAGAAAAAGGCTATAAAAGACGGTGTGGACATAGGATTGAACCTTGCAAGGGATTTAGCCTCTGATGAATGACGATTATGGGCTGATTTTAAAACGAATCAGTGATCAAAAGACCCAAATACAGGAACATTTGTGCATGGGAGGGGCAAAAACCTTCGATGAATACACCTCAATGGTCGGTGAATACAGAGGATTACTTAAAATAGAGCAAGAAATTTTAGACTTGCAAAAGAAAGCCATTGAGGATTAAATAATCCCAACGTACTTAAACGCAAGGCAACTGTGAGCCTAAATCACTGCATGAGGTTAAAATGTATCAAGCGACTAAAAAGGAAGATGACGCTAAAGTTGCTTCCAAAATGCCCCAACCAAAGGGCTACAAACTCTTAATATCCCCAGTTGAAGTAGATGAGAAAACCGAAGGTGGCGTATATATGCCAGATGCATTGAGAGATGCTGAAGGTATAGCGTCAATTATAGGTTTTGTTGTGAGCATGGGTTCTGACGCTTATAAAGATAAAGATAAGTTTCCAAACGGTGCTTACTGCAAAGAGGGTGACTTTGTGATCTTTCGATCTTACTCAGGCACTCGATTTAAAATCCACTCACAAGAGTTTAGACTAATTAACGATGACACGGTTGAAGCCGTTGTCGATGACCCAAGAGGATATAAAAGGATATGAACGAAGTAGCAGAAAAAATGGAAGAGCAGGAAACCCAACAGGATTTAGACTTTGGGGAAGATAAGCCAGTACAGTCACCAAAAGCCAATGACGCACCTTTTGAGGTGGAAATTGTTGATGACAGACCTGAAGAAGACAGAGTTGCAAAGAGAAACGAAGCTGTAACCACTAAGGTTGAGGATGATGACGATGAAGCCAAAAACTATAGTGAGAAAGTTCAGAAGCGTATAAAGGCTTTGAAATACGATTATCACGAAGAGCGTAGAGCCAAAGAAGAAGCCTCTCGTCTACAAGAAGAGGCACTAAACTACGCTAAAAAACTTCAGAAAGAAAACGAAGAACTGCGTAAAAGTCTTTCTGATGGTGAAAGTGTCTTAATAAATCAGGCTAAAGGTAGGGTAGATGCAGAGCTAGAAAAGGCTAAAAAGGATTACAAAGAGGCTTACGAATCAGGTGATCCAGATAAGTTAGTTGAGGCATCCTCTGAGTTGGCAAGGATACAAAGTGAAAAACAACGTGTTGATAGCTATGTGCCACCAAAGCCACAACAACCTAAAAAACAAGAGACACCAGTTCCTCAGCAAACCCAGAAACCACAGGTAAGTCAGAGAGCCTTGGACTGGGCAAATGAGAACACATGGTTCAATAAAGATAGCCGAATGACCTCGTATGCTTTTGGTGTTCATGAGGAGTTGGTAAAAAAAGGTGTTGTCGGAGACAGCGAAGAGTATTATAAAGAGATAGATAGGGAAATGCGAAAAGTTTTTCCAGACAAGTTTGACGATGTTATTGAAGATGAGGAATCGCAACAGAGTCAGACTGGCAACGTGGTTGCCCCCACCAAACGGAGTGCAAAAAAACCACGCACAGTGCGACTGACCTCAACCCAAGTGAACCTCGCAAGACGCTTGGGTCTCACAAAAGAGCAATATGCAGCGCAATTAATGAAGGATCAAGGAAATGGCTGATAGAGAACCAAGAGATAACGAAACAAGAGAAATGGAATTTCGCAAGAAATCATGGGAAAGACCTACGTTGTTGCCAACACCTAATCCCAGACCTGGGGTTAAGTTTCGTTGGATACGAACAGCGATTATGGGTCAATCAGATAACCCTAATGTATCTGCAAGGTTTCGTGAAGGTTGGACACCTGTCTTAGCCAAAGACCATCCTGAGTTACACGTTATGTCTGACATCGATTCACGATGGAAAGACAATATTGAAATTGGTGGTCAGCTACTCTGTAGCATAGCAACCGAAAAAGTAGAAGCTCGTAAGGAAGCCCACAAGGAAATGGCTAACAGGCAAATGGAATCTGTGGACAATTCTTTCTTGCGTAATAATGATCCTCGAATGCCAGTTCTGAAACCAGAGCGAAGCACTCGAACAACTTAATGGAGGTAGACATATGTCTAGCATATCTGCTCCTTTTGGGTTAAGACCAGTAGGAACATTAGGTGGCGAATACACTGGTGGTTTTCGTCAATATCCCATCCTATCTTCTCAATCCACAAGGATTTGTTACGGTGATGTCGTCAAGCTAAATGATGACGGTGGAACCACAACGATAGCGAAAGATACAGGCACAAGCACAGCAACGCCTATCGGTATCTTTCTAGGATGTCGTTATATCGATGTAAGCACAAGTCAGCTTACATTTTCATCTCAATGGTCAGGTGCAGCCCATACCAGTGGTATGGCGTATGTTGCTGATGATCCAAACATTCTGTTTGCTGTACAAGCAGACGGAGCAGTAACTGATGATGATCTTGGTGCTAACGTAGAGTTAGAGCAGACAGCATCAAGTGCTACGTTTGGAATGTCTCGTGTCAGCATTGACATTAGCACAACAAACACAACTGCAGCTTTACCAGTAAGGATTGTTGATTTTCTTGGTGGTCACGATGGTGACGAAAGAGGAACTTCATTCCCAATCATGCTTTGTAAGTTTAATTCAGGGCATCAGTTGGCAACAGGTGGCACAAGTGCTGCTGCGCCAGGAGGAGGCTAATCATGGCTGTAATGAGTAGAGCAAATCTCTTAAAAGAGTTACTCCCAGGTTTAAACGCATTGTTTGGACTAGAGTATGAAGGCTATGAAAACGAACACGCTGATATCTATGAAACTGAAAACTCAGACAGAAGTTTTGAGGAAGAGGTGAAGCTATCAGGGTTCGGTGCAGCCCCAGTGAAGCAAGAAGGTGCAGCCATCTCCTATGATGTAGCACAAGAGTCATTCACTGCTCGTTTTAATCACGAGACAGTGGCTATGGGTTTCTCTATTACAGAGGAAGCTATGGAAGACAATTTGTATGACAGCCTATCAGCACGTTATACAAAAGCACTTGCTAGAGCTATGGCTTACACAAAGCAAACAAAAGCAGCGTCACTTCTAAACACTGGTTTTGATACATTCACTTCTGGCGATGGAGCCTTTCTATTTAGTGCCTCCCACGGAACCGTGGCAGGTGGTAATAACAGAAACCAACCATCAACAGCAGCAGACCTTAACGAAACATCTTTAGAGCAAGCTGTGATTGATATAGCAGCCTTCGTAGATGAAAGAGGTCTATTGATTGCAGCAAGACCAAGAAAGCTGATTGTTCCTCCTGCATTGATGTTTACAGCAACCAGATTGCTACAAACAGATTTCAGAACAGGAACTGCTGATAATGACATTAACGCTATCAAGTCTAATGGGTCTATTCCAGAGGGCTTTGCTGTTAACCATTATCTAACAGATAGTGATGCTTTCTTCATCATCACAGATGTTCCAAACGGAATGAAGCATTTCGTTAGAACTCCTATGGCTACTGGCATGGACGGAGATTTCAATACTGGAAACGTAAGATACAAGGCGAGAGAGAGATATTCTTTCGGTGTATCTGATCCACTTGGAATTTACGGTTCAACAGGAGCTGCGTAAACTAGCAAACTTGGGGGCGAGAAATCGCCCCCTTACAATTTCACCTTGACAGCGTAAGCTGACATTTGCCACGACAAGGAGATTAATATGGGCAATACAACATTTTCAGGTCCAGTTAGAGCAACTGGAGGATTTAAAGCAGTAAACAAGAGTAGCACCACAGGTGCAATTACAGAGACAGGTTTTTCTGTAAACTCAACAGGTCAACTCATTTCTATGGGTACACGAAAAATACAGTCTTTCGCAGGTACTCTAGCAAGCACAAACGCGGCAGATACAGCGTATGGAGATGGTGACTGTCTTGTAGAATTAGGAACATTAAACGTAGATGCTCCTGATGATCTAGTAACACCATCAAAGATATTCGTACACAGAGCTTTGATTGGTATTACCACAGCAGCAGGTCAAACTCTTGCAGGTAACTTAGCATTGAGTTCTACTTCTGGAACAGCTACAAATGCAGCCGTATCAGGAACAGAGATCGTTGGTGCAGGCGTTACATCGTTTAACGAACAGCTAAGTGCTACACAGTCTATCACAGAGATTGATATTAACTTTAACAACACGGCAGGTAACTATCACATCTTCGTGCCAAACGTAACCGCTGCTGTTGCAAATGTGCATCTGTATGCTAGAGCGACAACGGCTGTTAATGCTGATATAACAGCAGGAAGATTTACAGTTGAACTAGAATATTCAGTATTCTAAGGGGGTAAAACATGGCTGATGCAGTAACATCACAAACCCTTTTTGATGGCGACAAGCACGTTGTTATGAAATTTACAAACATTTCTGACGGTACAGGCGAGTCTGCTGTAAAGAAGGTTGATGTCAGTGCATTGGAATCAGATATAAATGGCAATACTTGTACGAGTGTTGCCATAGAAAAAATCTGGTGGCAGTGCATAGGCATGAAGGTTAGAATGTTTTTCGATGCAACGTCTGATGCTTTTATAATAGAGTTAGGTGAAAATCAGAGTGGGTATCATGACTATAGTGAGTTTGGTGGTATAAAGAATAACGCAGGGTCTGGAAAGACAGGCGATATTGACTTTACTACTGTGGGTCACTCTAGTGCTGATACATATACTATCATTCTGAAGATGCGTAAAACATACTAACGTGTTCGATCCAGTAACTATTTCGGCTGCTGTCGCTACGGCAAGCACAGCCTTTAACGGCATAAAGAGGGCGTTTCAGGCAGGTCGTGATTTGGAATCTATGTCACAGGACTTATCCAGATGGATGGGTGCTGTTAGTGATGTGGATGCAGCTCACAAATCTGCCAAGAACCCTACCATGTTTCGTAAAGTTTTTAGTGGGGGAAGCATTGAGCAGGAGGCAATAGAAGCCTTTACTGCCAAAAAGCGTTTGGAAGAGCAACGCTATGAGCTTCAGCAGTTTATTAAGTTTACACATGGAACAGCAGCTTGGGATGAACTTCTTCGTATGGAAGGTCAGATAAGGAAACGTAGGCAACAGGAGATATATGATAAAAAGATATTTAGGGAAAAAGTTATCGGTATTGTTGTTCTTATTATTGTTCTTACCATTGGTTTGGCTCTCCTTGGTCTTTTCGTTTACTCCCTCATGGGACTCGACAGAGGATGGTGGTTATCGGACTAGAGATAAATGTGTCCGTAAACAAGGTGGTCAAGAAACATTTGAGTGGGTTTGTACTGATGGAACTATTATCTATGTGGCACAATCAGAGAATATCAAGCAATGTTATACCTGTTTTTTAAAGAAGTTTAGTGATTGGACATGGGAACAGGAGATTAGGCGAGGGGTTAGAGAAGACCCAAAGTACATAACCTGTAGGAGATATAAAAGAGTGCAAGCAAAAAATGGACAGCAAGTTTGTCTTTATAAAGGTGCAAACGACACATACACTCTAGTGGTTGAGGGAACTTGCCCAAATGAATATCGTTGTCGTTATGATCCAGGTGGTAAGCCTCCTAATATAGATCAAGTTTTAGACAGCTTGAATGATAGTTTTAAAAAATGAAGACACTTGTATTTGCATTGGTAATTTTAGAGGGAACGCAGATTTACGATGAATCTTTACAATATGGGAGTATAGATAAGTGTAGTTGGTATGCCAATAAGATAAACTTTTACAATGAGAGACAAACAAGAAACACCTACTCAGCTTATTGCAAACCATTAGTGATTGAAAAGAATGAGGAATAATATTATAAATATAAGAGATTGGAGGCTCTAATGGCAGTTGTAACACCAGACTTACCAGAGATATTTGAAGAAGCCTTTGAGAGAGCAGGGCTTGAAATGCGTTCTGGCTATGATTTAAAGACAGCTAGACGTAGCTTTCAGATATTAACATTAGAGTGGCAAAACAGAGGGATAAACCTTTTTACTATAGAATCTGGTACGCTATCGCTGTCAGCAGGTACAGCCACATACACTATGCCATCAGATACCATTGATATCATTGAGCATACAATTAGAACAGGCACAGGAACATCACAGCTTGATACGAATGTAAATAGAATAAGTGTTTCTACGTTTGCCCAAAAATCAAATAAGAATACACAAGGTAAGCCAACACAAATATTTGTGCAAAGATTAGCAGGCTCTACGACAGTCACGTTGCATCCTGTTCCAGACACGACATACACGTTAGCTTTTTTTAGGCTAAAGGGCATTGATAGTATTGCAACTGGTATAACAGGAACCACAACGAGCTTTGTGCCACCACGGTTCGTGCCATGTCTTGTATCAGGATTGGCGTACTACATAGCTATGAAAAAGCCAGAAGTGGCTGATAGAGTTCAGGCGTTAAAACAAGAGTATGAATTTCAGTTTGAACTAGCAGCAGGGGAAGATACAGAAACAGCTTCTATAAAGTTTGTTCCCTACAACACATTCTTCACGAGTGTTTAATGGCTTACGCTAAGGGAAAATATGCTTTCGGAATATGCGATAGGACAGGCTTTCGCTATAAAATGGAAGACCTTGTATATGAGTTTACCAATGGTAAAAGAAATGGTTTGAGGGTTGGAAGAGATGTGGTTGATCCAGATCATCCACAAAACTTTGTTGGTCAGATAAAGAGTGACGATCCTCAGTCCATAATTGATGCAAGACCAGACCAGACAGAGCCTTTAGAGTTATCTGTTGGTGTTGCTCAGTTTGACGACTTTGATTTAAAAATATCGCCAATCTTTGGTCTGGTTGGCATTGTCACGGTAACAACAAGCTAAGGAGATAAGATATGCCGATGAAAAGAAATAAAAAGGGTTATGTAGGTGGTGGAAAGATGAAGAAGAAAGGCATGGCTGCAGGTGGTAGAACCACTATGAAAAAGCAGATGATGCGTGGTGGTGGAGCTACTGGCATGAAGAAAAAGATGTATGCAGGTGGTGGAGCCACAATGAAGAAAAAGATGATGATGAAAGGTGGTGGAGCCACAATGAGCCTTGCAAAGCTAAAAGCCGAAGCTGCCAAAATGAATATGAAGTTGGTTCCAAAAACTAAAAAGTCTTAAAATTGCCTTATTTACAAAGCAATATCCCACATTTTAAATGTTGGGTACGGAGGGAGTATACCCATAATCATCAGAAGTATCATGGGGAGTTCCTTCACGCTATGGCTATTGCCGTGACAACAATGCCAAATAGATGTCTTAGTTTTCAAGTTATATTTACAGGCTGTGAAACAGATGAAACGGACGAGCCTAATGTACATGGTGGAGCAATGTGGGCTAGAATGCCAATTACGGCTTTAGTAGCAGATACTCCAGTTGAGGAGTGGGCAGAACCCATGCCTGTCCACTATGCACAGCCGTGGGATTGTTCCTCCCTCCACCACGCTGTGTATGTTTTGGATAGGGCTACACCATGTCCTTGGTTAGCAAAGATAGGTAAAGACTTCTACCCTGCTAAATATTTATTTACTGTGGACTATGTAGACAGTGAGATAGCCGATGATCCTGCACAACACAAGCAAAGTCATGTATTAGAGTTGCTAGACGCAGGTTCGTGGACAGGAAACATAGTAGCGTTGCCCAACAACAGAGTTCGTGTTACACATCCTGCATGGTTTGAGACAGGGGAAGGACCTCCTGACTTCTTGCCATCACAGCATATACACTACTCTAAGTCCGATTTAGATTATGTCTTGGATGTTAACCAGATTTTTGATAATCTATACGCACCCAATAAGAGCAAAAAATGAATTATACAGAAATAACAAATGCGATCAAGGAATATACCGATAACACCGAAACTACTTTTGTTAATAATATTCCTAACTTCGTCAGGCAAACTGAGGAAAGAATATATCGATCTATTCTTATCCCAGAACTCAGAAAGAATGTAACAACATCACTGACTACGAGTAATAGGTTCTTAGCAAAGCCAACAGATTTCTTAGCTGTATTCTCTATTGCCGTTGTAGATGGCAGTAGTAATTACTCTTTCTTGCTCCCAAAAGACGTAAACTTTATACGAGAGGCATACCCTGCTACAGCAACATCAGGTCTTCCTGTATATTACTCACTGTTTGATGGGGATAACTTTTTAATAGCTCCTACGCCAGACTCTACATACACAGTGCAACTTCACTATTACTATGATCCACCATCTATCGTGACATCTTCTACATCATGGCTTGGTGATAATGCAGAGGCAACTTTGTTATATGGCACGTTGGTAGAGGCATATACGTTTATGAAGGGTGAAGCTGATATAATATCATTCTACAAAACACGATATGATGAGGCTATGGCAGGATTACAGCAACTTGCTGACGGCAGAAACAAAAGAGATAGTTATAGAAACGGTGAACCAAGGATAATGTAATGTTAATGGAACTACCTAAAACACCCATAGTTAATGTACACACAACAGAAAACAGAGGTTTTACGCCAGAGGAAATAGCCAAGAGATGTTCTGATAAAATAATAGAGGTAAGTGATACAGCCACTCCAGAAGTTAGAGAACAGGCAAGAGCGTTCAAGCAACACTTGGAAAAAGTTATAGCGTTTTACATGAAAGAAGCTATAAAATCAGACAGAACAACTATTTACAACGCTATTAAAGATGCAGGTCAAGAACAGCTTGCAGAACATATAAGGAGACTATAATGAGTATATCACAGGCAATGTGTACGTCTTTTAAAAAAGAACTATTGGAGGGAAAGCACAATTTTCTAAATAGTGGAGGTAATACTTTTAAATTAGCCTTGTATACATCAAGTGCGAGTTTAGACGCATCTACCACACAGTATACAACAAGCAATGAAGTAACTTCTTCAGGAACAAACTACACAGCAAAGGGTGGAACCTTAACAAGAGTAGACCCTAGCACATCAGGCACAACGGCTCTTACAGATTTTTCTGATCTTACATTTAGCAATGTAACACTAACAGCCAGAGGGGCGTTAATATTTAATGAAGACACCACTGGTGATACATCTGTATGTGTTTTAGACTTTGGAGCCGATAAGTCTGCCTCTTCTGGTGATTTTACAGTTGTATTCCCAACGGCTGATTCAAGTAATGCGATAATAAGGATAGCCTAATGGCATTTGTGATTGCAGATAGAGTTCGTGAAACGACAACGACAACAGGTACAGGAACGATCACTCTGGGTGGTGCAGTCACTAACTTTGAAACTTTTACTGCTAATCTATCTAATTCTGATACAACCTATTATGCTATTGTTGATAATACAAATGGTGCTTTTGAGGTTGGTCTAGGAACATTTACAGCATCTGGAACTACGTTAGCACGATCAGTGTTAGCAAGTTCTAATAGCAACAATCTTGTAGATTTTGGTGCAGGAACTAAAGATGTATTTATAACCATACCTGCCAGTAAGATGGTGGTCGAGGATGGCAGTAACAATGTTGCCATAGGAGGTACAGTTACAGCTACAGCTTTTAGTGGTAGTGGTGCATCCCTTACAGGTGTTGATGTCGTAAACGATACGTCACCACAGCTTGGTGGTAATCTAGACTTAAACGGAAACGATATTGTTACCACATCCAATGCAGATTTAGAACTAGCCCCAAACGGAACAGGTCACGTTACAGTAAAGGGTAATGATAATCAGGGAGCTATACAGTTTAACTGTGAGAATAATAGTCATGGTCAGATAGTAAAGGCAGCCCCTCATTCAGAGAGTGCCTCAAACACGTTAACTTTACCAAGTACAGGTGGTGATGCTAGGTTAGTCTCAACAGCTTCGACTGCTACGCTCACAAACAAAACATTAACTACGCCTGTTATTGAAGAGATAGATTCTACAGGTTCTATTACGCTAGATGCAGCCACAGACATTATCTTAGATGCAGGTGGAGCAGATGTAACTCTTAAAGACGATGGAACTACATTTGGTAGTTTAACAAATAGCAGTGGTGAGCTTGTTATAAAGTCAGGTTCAACCCCCACAACAGCCGTTACATTTAGTGGAGCAAATGCAACCTTTGCAGGAAATCTTACAGTAAACGGCACAACAACGACT